TTGCTAATTGGGCAGAATATCCTGAACTTGCTAATTTGGCATAATGTCCTGAACTTGCTAATTGGGCATAATCTCCTGAACTTGCTAATCGGGCATAATATCCTGAACTTGCTAATTGGGCAGAATCTCCTGAACTTGCTAATCGGGCATAATCTCCTGAACTTGCTAATTGGGCAGAATCTCCTGAACTTGCTAATTGGGCAGAATATCCTGAACTTGCTAATTTGGCATAATGTCCTGAACTTGCTAATTGGGCATAATCTCCTGAACTTGCTAATCGGGCATAATCTCCGTCATTTATTTTATTTTTTGTATCAAAATTACATTTTGTTGTTATATATTCTATCGAAGCATTTATAAAAGCACTTAGATCCAATTTTGCACCAATTTTAATTTTTGTAGTACAAATTTTAGTATCTTTACCGTCCTTTTCTTTATCAATTTTCCCTAGTGATTCTACTTCATGAAAATTGCTATCAATTAAATCATAATAATCGAGTGTATCTAGTGGATTTTCACAGAAATGGAAACCTTTATTACAAATAACCGCTTCCTTCTCTTGATAAGTCTCTCCTTCTTTAAACTTAAATCCTTGACAAGTCATATTTTTATCGAAAGCTTTATAACCTTTTATTTTCTTTTCAAACATTTTCCTCCTTATTTATCTTTTTTTACTTTCAAATTTTTAACATTGACATTAAATTTATCCGCTATATCATCAAGAGTTACTTCCAGTGTTTCGTCTTGTTGGTCTTTTAGTTTAAAACCACATTTTTTTAATTCTTCGAGTGTATAACCACATCCAATAGCTTCAAAATCATTATTTCCAGATAGGTGAACCATATACTTATGAACCCCTAAAACTTTATATTCATCTCCATCTTTATTAACCAATATATCCCCTTCTTCTAGGTGGTCGAGGTCTCTTTTGTAAAGTTCCAGGTCTGATTCGTTGAAAAGCCATAAGTCTTCATCTGAATCTTTGTTTTTAAAGATAAAATAACCACTATCATCCCTGTTGTACTTCCTAACAATTCCCGTATCTCCCTTTTTTAAATTGGTATCTTCTAACGAAAAAACACCAACAGTTTTATCCAAAATCCTTACCTTGTCACCTAATTTAAATTTATTCATTTTTACTCCTTTTTAATTTTTAATCATTGAATATATGTCTTTTATGGTAGAAAATTCTGGTGCAACGAAACGAATAATTCCGTAACACATCGAAATTATTCCTATAATAATTGGTATTAAGGAAAAAATAAAAGGAAACAATGATGCATAAAACTCATCATTTTCTTTAATCATTTCTTTAGATAATTTATAACCACTTTTTCCTAGAAAAATACCAAATATAAATATGATTATTCCGACGAATATATCTACCGTTCCATACGCATAATTCATTTTCATTGCCCAACCAAATAATTTTTCTACTGCTATTCCTAACTTGTTTGCAAGTGGGGTTATCCCATCTACTAATGCTTGAATACTTTGTTTAATGTTGTCTGGATTCATTTTTACTCCTTTATATTAGTGTTTTTATATTCCAACTCTCTATCAACCGTGATTGTTCATCTCTCAATTCTTTCTTCTCTTTTGAAAGTTCATTCAAACGAGTATTTATTTCTTGCATCCTTAGTGAAATTTTATTTAGCAATTCATCTTTGGTCATTTTCCTCCTCTTTTTCTCTATGATTAGCTTCAAACGATATACTGAAATGGTTAGTACATTTTTCACATAAATATAATCCTTTGAATACGGAACACTCGTGATATTCTCCACAACATTCGCAATTTATAAGTACTAATTTATTTATTTTTTCCATTATTTCTCCTTAAAAAGGTATAGAGTCTAAGTCGATTTCTTCTTTCTCTTCATCTTTATTTTTTTTTAAATCTTTTATAGTTTTATTGGTAATTTCTTTGTTTTCTGTTACTTCCTCTTCATCTGGTTCTTCTAAACCATTTTTAAACTTTTCTTTATATTCATCGCTAGTCATTATTTTTTCTTTTATGAAATCAGGTAGGTCATCGAAAAACTCTTGATTCCAATTATTTATTCCGAATATAACTTGTTTATTGATTGGTTGAGGACATTTCGAACCTTTCATTAACGGAGATACTGTTGATATATTAGCATAAGTGTTTCCATTATTAGCTTGATTATGGACAACATTAACCATAGCTTCTTTTCCAATCATTGTGTCTATATCAAAGTCTATCGCTTCCTCATCGGATAATTTTTTACCTAACCAACTTTCAATCATTGGTCTAAAATTACCTTTTTTATTCATTGAAAATGTAAATTCCCTCGACAATACGTACGGTTGTTCACCATTTTCCTCATTGAAAACTCTTTTTTCTGTTGGAAATTCAAACGATAACCTTATTTTAGATTGCATTTTATCAACACCTTTCCACTCAACTAGTACGGTGCCAATATAAATTATTTGATACAACCTAGCCATATAATTTCCAGCTTCAAGTTGTTCGTAGTTTTGCTTTACAATAGGTGCTTTCATTGTTAATCCTTTCTTTATTTAATTTATCTTATTTTTCTTACCCTTTTTTTTAATTCTTTTTCTAATAAACTCATGGGAATACGCCACTTTATATTTTTTTTGCTTCCTGAGGCATTTAAAGCCTTAATTGATGGGTTAAACTCTTCACACATACAGGTATTTATCTTTTTTCCGCAATCTTGGCAAAATGCTACCTGACGATATATTGTAACCCACGATACTCCCATCATTTTAGCTACATCTTCTATTGAATATAATTGTTCCATGTTACTCCTTACGTTTAATATTTTTAATTTTTATATAAATTAATTGTTTATCAATATCATTTATTATTTCTATTTCATCACCAAATTTATCTATACTGTATAATTCTTTACCATTAACACTAACAATTATATTTTTAAGTGGTTTTTGTATTGCTCTAAAAAAACTATCAATTTCATTTTTATTCATATATTATTCCTATTTATACAAATAATTTAATAAATATTACTATAAAACAAATTCCCGATATTACCCAATATAATAACATTAATGAAAATAACAAATCCATATTATTTTTTAATATTTCTAAAAGTTTTGATGTTGCTTTATGTAAATCAATATTCCTCATATTTATCCCATGTTGACTATCCTCAAGACTGGATATTAACTTAATTAATCCTATCATATCATCAATTTTTGTAATATTATCGGTTTTAACTTTTTGGTCTTTATCAATATTTTTTTTCATTTTTTACTCCTTTTATTAATCATTATTTACTAATCTATAATATTTTATATTTTTTACATTTTTTATTTCGTGGTCAATTCCATCTTTCTTTAAATCGAATAGTCTTGCTCCGTATCTAAAACAAATATTATTTAATTCCCTGAAATTATGCCAATTACCATCTTTTAGTAAATTGTAAATCTTTTCTTTTTGATTTATTTTCATCCTCCTCCTTTAATTATTTTTTATAATCATATCCAAACAATTTAATAATAAAATTTATGATAATCGCTAACAATATATGTTTTGAAGCCCACTGATATGAATATTCAACTTCACTTAAGGTATTTTCCTGTTCATTTGTTATTTTATTTTGTTTACTATCTTTATAGTTTTCCGGAAACTCATATTTATCTGATATTTGTTGATATAGTCTTGGATTGTTAAGTTTCATTTCTTCTAAATCCTGTCTATTTAAGTTCCACGCCATTTTATACTCCTGTATGCTAATTATATCATTTATTTTATACTTTGTCAATAGTAATCAGTTTAATAAATCTTTTATATACATTTTTTTTATTTTTATTATTTCTTCTTTATATATTTCAACAATATCCTTATCTTTGCACCATTTAGCTTTGAAATTAAGCAGGTTGATTAACCATATCTTGTCTTGTTGATTCATATAACCTCCAAGTAATAGGTTTAATTACCATCGTAATATGACCGAGTGAACCTTTGTTCCTATTTTTATTAACATACACTTCTAGTAAATTACTCTTTTCTTCATCACTTATTTCCCTCGATAGTTGAATAACAGTATCAGCATCCTGAGTTATATCTGACGCACCTTTAATATCGTCTAACGAGGGGTCATCATTGTTATTTTTCTTTCTAGGTTGAGCTAAAAGTAATACCGGAACTTTTTCATTGACTGCTAATCTTTTAATATCTCTTGTCAAAATTCCCAATTCTGCAACTTGATTTTGAATTGACCTTGAGAAATAATGCAAATGGTCAATCATTATCCATGCAATCCCATATTTTTCTTTCATTTCGATAACGGCTTTATTCATTGATTTTATGTTTGGTTCTCTTTTAGATGAGTAAAAGAAAACAGGTAAATCATCTAACTCAATCTCGTTTCCATCTTCTTCTAAAATTTGCATAATTCTTGCTGTTATTTGTGGTTTAGTCATTTCAAGAGTAAAGATTAAAATTGGATTAAAACTATTTTTAAATGAATTTATTATAATATTTAAAGCAAATAAAGTCTTTCCTGTTCCAGTTGCTCCGGATATTATAATTAGTTCTCCTTTATCAAATCCCTTAATCTTGTTGTCTAAATCCCTATAACAAGTTGTTATTCCTGTTATTTCTTTATTATCCAATATTTTTTTAGCATCTTCCTTAAATTCACCTATATGAGTAACTAAAGAATCATCACTTAATTCCTCCATTTCATTTTCAAATCTAACCGCATAATCATTGGCTAAATCCTGATACACTTCATAACGATACTTATCACTCCAACTTCTAGGGATTTTAGACATAGTGTATTCCCCCTTTTTTAACTATTTTTTTAATTTTTCCACTTTCTATATCCCTTTTAACAAAATCTCTCAGAGCGAATTTATAATTATTATATGTTTTATTAAACTTAGAACAATAAATCTCTAAATCATCTTTTTTATTTCTTACATCATCTATAGATATATTATATTTATCTGCTATTTCTTTAATATCTATCTCTTTAATATTATATATATTATTATATGTATTTTTTTGCTGGTCGCTTTTATTAACTTTCTCGGAGTAAATATCTGGTCGCATGTTGGTCGAAAATCTGGTCACTTTTGTCTGGTAAGTATCATAATTACAGATATAAAATGTGGTAAATTTGCTGGTCGAAAATCTGGTCGCAAAGCCTACTTTAATTAAAATCTTTATTGCTGTCCTTATTTCTCTCTCTGTTAATCCTGTTTCTGATGATAATTGTTTCCTGCTTGCTAGGTATTCTCCTCTTTTAATGGTAAATTTTTCTTTATTAAATGTAATTTTTTTATCAGTCCAATTAGCTTTTAATAATAAATGAATCGCTAAATGGCAAACTTTTGGATTTGTGTAAAAAGAAGTATCTAATATTTTCTTCCATAAATATACAAAATCTTTATTCATCTATTTATTTTCCTCCTGAAAATTAAGATACTTTTAATACGAAAAAGTCCAGAGTAGTAGCTCCGGACTTGTTTCGTTTATTGAATTCAATTTAACGAAATATAATGCTACTACATTACCCTTGAATGGTATCAAATAAATATTATTTTGTCAATGTCAGTTTAATTCTTTTGATGTTAAATATGCTACCATAAATCCGATTGTTGCTACCTCTAATATTTGCGTATATGAAACGAACAACGGGAGAATGTAAAACAAAACGTAATAAACATAAGTTAAATATGAAATAATCATCATGTAAAATGAAAACATTTTAATGTATCTCATATAATCACCTCTTTAATTGTTTCCTGTTTTTGACTAATCATTGAGGCGGTCATCGTGTCGAGTTCTTTCTCGGTTATAAACATGGCAGGCAATAACCTTAATAACTTTTTTTGTTTATCGTATAATCTTAATGCCATAATAAGCCCGCTACGCATGCTAGAATCGTTGCAATTTTCAATGTGGTCTATTATATCCTTTTCAAAGTTATCGTGCCAAATAACACGCATTACTAGGTTCTTTTTAATGGTAGAATGGTTGTTACATGGTGTTGATGTAAAACTTCCGTCAACTTCTCTAGTAATAAACAAAGTTTTTTTCATTTTGTCCCCCCATAATCTTTAACTCCTTCATCAATCCAATTTTCCACTTTATGGAAATTGTCCCAAAATTCTTTGTCATTTGCTCCGCCATATTCGCAATGGTGCATTATCTTTTTTAGTGCTTTGTATGTTTCTTGGTTCATTTTATTACTCCTTTTGTTATTTACATGCACAAAATCGTTATTGTTAATAAATACCAAATAAAAAGTAAGATAGCGGTTGTAATTAGTCCAAATATTGTTTTTTTAAGTTCATTTATTCTTTTTTGTTTAAGTTGCTCTTGTTTAATGTTCCAATAATTAATCATTTAAAACCTCCTTTTTATTAATTTATATGTATGTTTAATGTATCCAAACTTGTCCGCTATTTTCTCCATATTCGTTTATATAATCACTAATCATCGGTTTGTCTTTTTCTAAATCCTCCAAACTGTAACCTATTTCAAAAGTCCTTGAAAATTCCGCAAAAGATTTTCCGTTCTTAAATTCATTTAATAACCATTTACCATCATATTTTTGTAATCTAAATTTTCTAAAATAATTTTGTCCGCCCGTAAATCCTGTATCGTGTCCGATCAATACTGTTTTAGAAAATTCTTTTCTTGATTCAAATCCTGCTTTTTTGCATAACATAAATGCCATTAATAAATAAATATATTTTTCGCCTGTGTAATATTTCTTTTTCATATAATTCCTTATGAATTTAATTATTTTTAACCTACGATATAAACTTTGTATTCTTTTTTAAATTGTCGGTAAGTATATCTCGTTAGCTGATAATATTTTACCGAATTGTGTTATTACTTTAAACCATTTCACATCTTCCAAGTGGATTGAATTTTGTATTCCATTATCTGTTGTATTATTTACTCCTACAATTCCAATTATGTATGCCCAATTTGCATTTTTCGGTTGATAAAAATCAGTTTGGAATATTCTCGGTTGAATTTCACCAAAATACTTTTTAGCATTTTCCATTGATCCTTTGTCTTTTAGTTGCATTTTTAAATCTTTGTGATTCATTTTTTCCCTTTCATTTTGTGGCTCATAGAAGGCGGATTGTCCGCCTCCCATGAATCCATGTTGTTTTATACTTTTAGATTGTTATTTTGGCAATCTTCTCGACTAATAACTCCTGCTTCCGTGATACAAAACGCCTGATTAGTTTTTAATAAATGTTTGTAAACTTGTCGATAAAAATCATTGATATCAATTAGTTTATACTTTGAAAACATTTTTACTTTCATTTTTTCCTCTCTTTTTATTATTTTTTTACTTCCGGCAAGGATAGGTGTTGGCGTAGTTTATAAGCTATTGTTCGCCTGTTCGTCTATCCTTGCCCTTGTTTGACCATTTGAGCCGTTCTTGTTCTCGCTTAGTTTGTGTTATGTAGTGCTTGGCTTTCAACAGTCTTTTATCGTTCTAAAACCATTGTATCATTTATATCTATTTATGTCAATAGTGTACTGAGATGTTCATAGTTAACAGGTTATATTATATATGTTATATGTATTTATTGATATATTATAAAATAGTTATCCACAAGTTATACACATAGTCGCATATTATACATTGTGTGACATGATAGTGTTATTTATTAGATAGTTATTAGATGTATATTATTATGTACGTTATATTGTATATAAGTGTATATATTGATATATAAGCTTTGTAGTAGATAGTGTAGTAGTTATTTTATACCTGTTATACCTGTTATTACCATACTATTAGTTATATATAAACTATCTATTATTACTATTATTACTTAACTATTATTATTACATGTATTATATATATATATATATATATTATATTATATATTATATTATATATTATATTATTATATATATTATATTATTATATTATATAAGTTAGTATTATATTAGTATTATATTAGTATGTATGTATTAAATTAAATATTCTTTTTCTTTATGTTACTTTCTTTTTCTTTTTCATTAAATGATATTTTATTTTAAAAAGAAAGCTTTAATTACCCGCCCGAAATTGTAAAGTTATAAAGTTGTAAAGTTCAAACCGTTTACCACCCCCCACCCTTTGGAAAAGGGAACGTCCTTCCTTTCACAACATATATAACTATTTTAAACTTGACAAAGAATACACATTAAAATATAACTTATTTATGATATACAACATAAATTGTCCTAATTGTAATCACAAATTTAAACAAAAGAATTTATTTGCAATATGTCCACAATGTAATCATAAATTTATTACAACAAATGAAATAAACATAAATTATAAATTATGTGGTAAATATTCAAATAACAATAATAATTTAAAAATAATTGATAAAGAAGAAGCAAAAGCAAGTAATCTTTATCAAACAGGATGTGCTGGAGAAATATGACAAAAATATATTGGGGTGATGCTTTCACTTACATAAAACAAATAGATGAAAGACCGGCATTTATCGATAAAGATATTAAAGACAGGTCTGTTAATATCGATACTTATCTTTTTAAAAATTATAAGAAAAAAATAGAATATTCTATAAGGTTCGACAAAGAAATAGTTGTATATAATAACTTTGAGAGTGGTGAACCAAAGGAATTACATTTTAAAAGAGTTACCCCTGAAGATAATTTAGAAGAAATAAAAGATAAATACATTTGGTTAGAGATTCCATCTTTAAGATTCTCAACAACTAAAGATTGGATATTTAAAGCCTTCTCTGTTTTTAAAAATAGAAAACTTTATGGAATAGTTTCTTCTGCTGAACTGACAAAATTCCCATGGTATGCTGTTGAAATAAATGCTAGACGTATTGCTGGATTCAAAGAGATAATTCTTCCAAATAATCGTAGAATACATACTAATAAAAAACTAGAAATAATCCATAATGAGAAATATCTTGCTTCCATTGGATTTAAGATAGAAGATGTTTACAATGTTGGAACTCCAGAGAGAATAAAAATAAATATGGAGAGTTACAAAATGGCACTAAAACTTAATCAGGACCCTATCAAAACAGGAAGAAAACTAATAAAATATACAATTAAAACACCATTAAAGGCTCATAATGGAGCGGGGAACCCAATTCATAAGGTTTCACCTGAAAAACGTAAAGATATTGCTCGTAGTGGTGGTATTACTACGGGAAAAAATAAATTGATTAAAAAGATGGAAATATTATGTCATGACAATAAAGAGTTCCATCATCTTGTTCCATATTTCAAAAGTAGAGACCCAGAGTTTATGATGCAAGCACTTTCTGAAATTATGAGTATAGATTCACAAAGATACTTACGAGGAGTTAGTCATGAACAAGAAATTGGTAAAGGTGAGATTGATTCAAATGTTACACAATTATCCGATAATTTATTTAAACATGCTGAATCATTAGTTAAATTAATAAAACCATCAGAGGTAGGTTCACCGACTTATAATATTTTAAATTATAAAGTTAATGTCGGCATGGCGGTGGAGAATTTGAATAATGCAGGACTTACAAAAGAACAAAGAGACGACTTGGCAAGCACAATTGACAGAATCATTGAAGGGCAAAAGCGAGAAAGAGTTATTGGAACTACAGTGGTTACTCAAGAACCCCCAGTTCAGGGAGAAACCAGTTGATATATCTACTTTTGTCTATTCTGAGTTTTATTTAAATTTACCTAAAAACCAAGTTAGACCAAAAATTATGAAAATACTGGAAGAAGTATTTTCTGGTATTTTAGATGATAAAAAATATACTGAAGCAATTATTGTTGGTGCTATTGGAATAGGTAAATCATTTTGTAGTTCAGTTTGTATGACTTATCTTTTGTATATACTTGGTTGTTTAATAGATCCACAAAAATTCTTTGGTCTAGCACCTGGTTCTGCAATTCAGTTAATGAACATGAGTATCAATGAAAAACAAGCTCGTGCAGTTATGTTTGGTGATATTAAAGCTCGTATTGATAACTCTCCGTGGTTTAAAAATAGATTTATGTATGACCCAAATATGCAAAGTGAACTTAAATTTCCTCGTAAAATATATATTATTCCTGGAAATTCACAGGAGACTTTTTTTGAAGGATATAATATTTTTGGTGGTGTTATTGATGAAGCAGATTCACATGTTAGAACTTCGGAAAAAGATTGTGCTGAAGAAGGTTATAATGCCATTATAAAACGTATGTCATCACGTTTTGGAAATCGTGGACTTCTTGTTGTTATTGGTTCTCCAAAATCAAAACATGGATTTTTGGTTAATAAATACAATGAGACTGAAAATGACCCTCGTGTTTATCGTACATGGATTCCTTATTGGGAATCACCATCACCATCGATGCACTATTCAGGAAAAACTTTTGAATATCGTGGAATAGATGTTCCAATAGAACATAAATCCGATTGGGATAGAAATCCTGAAAAAGCCATGCGTGATTTAGGAGCGATTCCATCGGAAGCAGTAGAACCATTTTTTGCTTGGAGTGAAAAAATAGAAGAAAATGTTAATAAAGAAAGACTTAATCCTGTTTTACCAACTGGTAGATGGCGTAAAGAATTTAGGTGTTTTGACATGAAACCAAGAGTCTGTCATATTGACCTTGGAATAAATAGAAATAAAGGTGATGCAGCTGGTTTTTCAATGGGACATATTCGTGAATGGATAAAACAAGATGACGAAAGACTACCTGTTATTAAAATAGATTTAATGGAGCGTTTGACAGCTCCACCTGGCTCTGAAATAATGATTTCTGACATTAGACAGAGAGTTTACGAACTTATAAAAAGAGGATTTAATATAATACAAGTTACTTACGATGGATGGGCTAGTCAGGAATCTATACAACAATTAAAAAAAAGGAAAATAGAAGCAGAGGTTTTATCAGTTGATAAAGATACTTCTGCTTACGAAGCCCTTAAAGAATCAATTTACGAAGAAAGACTAGATTATTATTATTACAAACCTTTTATTGAAGAATGTCAGAGATTAGAATTAGTGGAAGGAAAAAAAGTTGACCATCCTCCAAAGGGTAGTAAAGATTGTTCAGATGCAGTAGCAGGAGTGGTATTCAACCTTTTAAATAACAAAAAAGCTCAAAAAAGTGGGACAATGAATTTTAAGTTTTGGTTAGGTGGTGAGAGAATAACAAGTCAGGCAAATATAAGGAGTGAATATGCCTAAATCGGCAATTAAGATTGGTAAAACATTAGGTGTTATTGGTGGACATACTTTAATGCCTCCATACAATCTTCCCGATGGTACTTTTTACAATCCTAGTGAAATTGCAATATCTACTTATCGTAAAATGCGAAAAGATTATCAAATTTCGGCATGTTTGAATGTTTTAGCATTCACAATCCAAAAAATGGATTGGTATTTAGATGGTGGTGAACCAAAAGTTAGAGAATTTTGTGAAAAATCAATTAAAAAGATTTGGAATCAATTAGTTAAAGTAATGGCTAAATCATTTTGGGCTGGTTATTCACCATCAACTAAAGTTTTTGAATATGATGAACAATTAAAAGGAATAAATTATAAACAAATTCGTGATTTAGCACCTGAAACTTGTAGAGTTAAATTAGATAAAAATGGTAACTTTAATGGTTTTATTCAATATTCAGGTCAAATAAATGAACAAACAGTAGAATCTAAATATTCTTTTTGGTATGCAAATCAAATTGAAGATGGAAATCTTTATGGTTTATCTATGCTGGAAGCCGCTTATAATCCTTGGTACTACTCTGAAATAATGCACTTATTTGCCAATCGTTATTATGAGAGATTTGGAGAACCTGCTGTTGTTACTCGTGGACCAGGAACCGAAGATGTTAAAGATAGTAATGGAACTCCAATAGATGCAATAAGTTCTATGAAAGGTGTTGGAGAAGGATTGAAATCTCATTCAGTTGTTGGTATTCCTTCTGATAGAGATGATAATGGAAATTATTTATTTGATATTGAATATTTAGAATCACAAATGCGTGGAGTTGATTTTGATACTTATTTAAAACGATTAGATATGGAAAAATCCCGTGCAATATTTGTTCCTGACCTTTTACTTGGTACAGGTAGGGTTGGTTCTTATGAACTTGGAAAAGAACATAAAGCAACTTTTATTAATGGTGTTATGGGAATGATGGATAATTTTTCAGAATTTGTAGATAAATATATTACAACTCAATTAGTGGAATATAATTTTGGTACTAAAAGTAAAGTTCCAGATTTTACTTATCTCCCAATGTCTAAAACAAGTGAAGACAGTTTGTTATCAATAGTTTCTGCATATTTAAAAGGTAATCCAGAAATTCTTGATTTGGAAAAACTTGCTCCGAAACTAGGTGTTCCGTTAAAAGATGCAGAAGAAATCGTTAGAATAACTGATGAGAATATAAAAAATAAGAATAATATAAATAAACAAAATAATGAAAATATTGATAAAAGTACAGTAGATAAAATAAATCCAGATGTAAGAAAAAAACAGTTCCAAAGAATTGAAAATTATGTTCGTAATATTTATAAATCAAATAATCATGATGATGAGAAAATTAGAGAATTAAATAATACCAGAATTGGCTTTCCAGAAATGTATGAAGATAAAGAATTTTATATGAAATTAGAAAGTAAGATTAAAAATGAGATAGTTAATGGTTACAAAAATAAAATTGAATTAAATAAAACAATTGACAATATATATTCTTTGTTAGAACTTGATAATATATTTGACAAATAATAATAAACATTTTATCGTAAAATCGAATAGGAGGAATCATGCCTTATGGCGGGACAAATCCAACTGAGGATAAAAAGATAGAAAAATGTGTTAGTGACTTAATGGGAAGTGATAAATTTAAACCTAAAAAAGGAAGTGATAAAAAATCTTCTGCTATTGCTATTTGTAAATCATCTATTATGGGAGGAAAAATGGATAAAGAGACTTTTAAATATACACCAGAGGATTCGGAAAAATATGCTAAAGGTAAATCTGTTACTAATGTTCATGTTTTCAAATCTGGTGAATATCGTGGTAAAACATGGACTAAAGAGATGGTAGATAAAATGGTAGAAAATTTTAATACCCTTAAAAAAGTAGCCGGATTTGAACCACCCGTTAGAATTGGTCACAAAACTGATAATCCTGTTGAAAATGCTAAAAATGTTATTGGTTATATTGAGAAACTTAGACATGATGGTAAAGGAAATGCTTATGCTGATTTAGATATTAACGATGAAAATGGTATTGATATTTTGAAAAAATTAAGAAAAAGGTCTATCGAATTTGGTCCTTATAAAACTAACAATGGAGATATGTATGATATTGCATTATGGGGGTTAGGTTTAGTAGATGTACCAGAGGTAGAAAATTTAGCTGAGATAAGTATATATTCAAAACCTTTAAAGGAGGATAAAATGGATGAAGAAAAGGAAGAAGAAGAAATAGATAAAAAAACTGAGAATACAACTGATGATTCTGAAGATAATTCAACTGAGGGTGAAGATAACGCCATCGATAAGGATGGAGAAGGTGAACCCAAAGAAGAAAAATCAGAAGAAGATTCTGGTGATTTAAGTAAAAAAGAAGATGATAATGAGAAGAAGCTTGCGGACAAAAAAAAGAAAAAAGAAGAAAAGATGGATAAAGAAAGTGAGATGATTCATTTAGACAAAGAACATTATGAAAAATTATTAGGATTTGAAAAAAGAATTAAAGATTTAGAAGAAGAAAAAAAAGTTAGTAAAATTGAATCTTTAAGTAAAGAAGCAAAAATTATTTCTGGAAACTTTGAAATGGAAAAAGATTTTGCTCTTTCGCTTTCTGATGAACAGTTTGATAAATATTTGGAAATAAAAAACTCTCAACCATCTTTTATAGAATTGGATAATGAACAGGGTAAACAAGAATCTATTGAACCAACTTCTGCTTCTCAGACAGAGCAAGAAGAAGAAAAAGCTGCACAGGAATTAGCAGATAAAGTTACTGAAAAATATAAGACTAAATAGGTTGTCGAACCTAGAAATATAGTCAAAATTAAGGAGTGATTATGGGTTGGATTGATACTACTACCGCAGACCCAACAGAAATATTGGTAAGCGGACATGGAACTGAAGAAAGATTATCTATTACAATCGCTTCTGGTGCTGGAGCACTTGCAAAGGGTACAGTTATTGCTCAATACAATACTGGGACTTCCTCTGGTACTTTTGGAGCTTACAATGATGCTGGAAGCAACGGATTAGATACTGCAAAAGGTATTTTGTCTGATAAAGTCGATGCTACTGCGTCAGGTGCACAGGGAAATATGTATGTCCATGGCACTTTCTACGAATCAAAATTAACTGGTTTGGATTCTAATGCTAAGACTGACCTTAAAGGTTGTATTTTCTTAGATTGGGTTCCAGAAGAAACCGAATAATAAAGAATAGGAGATATTATGCCTAGTTATGGTGAATTTGCGGCATTGAAATCTAAAACAATGACAGAAATTGTTAAAAGATTTCCTCGTCCAAATCTTATAGGTGCTGAGTTGTTTCCTGAAAATCCTCTTAGTTCAAATGTAGCTTCATGGGATGTACTTTCTGGAACAAGAAGTATGGCTCGATATGTTTCGACTAATGCTGAAGCACCAGTTAGTGAATTAACTGCAAGAACAAGACTAAGTTCTGAATTAGCATTTATTAAAGAGAAGAAAACAATTGATGAAGCAACTAAGAATTTTATTGATAAACCTGGTGAATTTAATGTTGCCTATGGTGAACAAGCAGTTGCTGATGAATTAGAAGCATTGGATAGAAAAGTAGAAAATCGCAGAGAAGCGTCTCGTTGGTTAGCACTTACAACTGGAACATTAGATATTAATCAATCAGACCCACCCGTTAAATTCTTGATTGATTATGGAATGTCTGCAACTCATAAAGTGACTGCTTCTACGTTATGGTCAGATTTAGCTAATGCTAAACCATTTACCAACTTAATGACTTGGAAAAAAACTATTGCTCAAGATTCATGGATTACACCAACTGATGTATATATGAACTCTACGACAATGGCTTATTTAGTTGGTAATACTAAAGAAATTCAAGATTTACTAAAATATACTGTTGGCGAACAATTAATGAAGAATGGTTATGTTGCTAATATTGCTGGTATGAATATTCACGTTTACGATGTTTCTTATAAAGATAAAACTAATACAATCAAATTCTTTATTCCAGATGGTAAAGTTATCATGGTTGCTAAACAAGGTTTGGGTAAAACATTCGTTGGACCTTCTGAAATTCCTTCTGATGGTGGTTCGTCTAGTAAAGTTATCGGTAAATTTGCTTATTCTTGGGTTACTAAGGACCCAGTTGATACTTGGATTCTAACTGGTGTTCGTGAACTTCCTGTTATTCAAAATCCTGACCAATTACTTATTGCTACCGTTGCTTAAATCAATACCGATATATAACTCTATCCCTCCCTATATTTGTAATAGGGAGGGAGTAAGAGTAAAGGAATAAAATGATAAAAGCTAAATTTATTGGTTCTGAATACAAATGTGACGAATTTTATGTCCAAAATGGCGATTTTGTATTTATGACTGAAGAAAAATTTGAACAATTAAATCAATCTAATTCTGGTGAGTTTGAACTTATTGAAAAAATAGATAAGGAATTACCACCAGTTAAAAGGATAGGAGAATAATGGCTGCAACTATACGACTTGTTAAGTGTACTGGTGTTGATGCTGCCACTGAAACAGATTTAGGTGCAACTCCTGGTATCGCCTTAAAATCAAATGATACTGCCGTTAATGACCCGACTTCATATCCAGTAACGATTCCTGCAGTTAGTTCAGGTTACTCGTACGAGAACTACCTTCGTTGGAGATGTACCGCTGCTCCAGATACTCAATGCACAAACTTTAAATATTGGGGTCCTGCTGCTGAGTTAAAAGCTGGTGCTGATATTTATGTCAATACTGTTGCTTCTGGTGCGGGTGCGACTCCAGTAAATACTGCTTCCGCAGTTGCTACTGTAAGACAAGACCCTACTTACTACTCTGCAGCTACTGCATTATCAATTGCTGGAACATTAACTGGAATTGGTCAGCAATCTGCCTACTTGGTTGCTCAACTTGTTGTTGATTCAGCAGTTGCTACTCAAGGTAATGCTGTTCAAGCTACGCACAATTATAGTTTTGATGAAAATTGAGAATATATCAGTTTATAGAAACTAAACTGAATATTACTTTAATGTGGTATTCAGTTAGATTCTATTAACAAATAAATTGGTAACCAATACAATGGTTTATAGGAGCAATAACATGCAAGATATTTCTACTAATGAATTAGTAAATGATTTAAAAAATCCGTTATTATATTACTACAAATGGTTTGTTAAATATTCCAATGGTACAGAAGTGTATCATTTTTCTGATATTAAAGAGTTAATAGATGGAACTAATAATAAGTTCGGTGAATTAGATTTCTCTAAAATAATAACAATCGGTTTAATTCCTCTAAGAGATGGATTAAAACCAGTTATTGTTGACCTATCTCCTTTTAAACATATAAATAAAAAGAAACCTATTTATTGGCGTAGGCGTGTTTTTTGTAGTGATAATTCATATCCACCATTTCATATTTATATTGTCGGTTATGAGATAAATGTTGATAATAAAAATATAAGTTTTAGTGTTTGTGTTTATCCGAATGGAACTATAGAGATAACAGATAAAGAACCACAAAATATTGATGAGTTTATAAATAATCTTAAGAATAGTATTAATAAGGATTTTAATGGCTAATGTGATTTTATCAAAAGCAACAGGAAATTTTTTAACCAATACCACTTGGGGTCTTGTTAATGCCGCTTCTTATGTGAACTCGGAAGCAGCTAATACAGCCCTTACTACTTCATATCAAAAAAACACCAAGACAACGACTGGCGCTGTTGTTATTAGAGGTATCGCAGTTAAATTAGCCAGTCGTGCTGCAAGTCCAACGGGAACTATTAGCGTATCACTTTATAACTATACCGATTCTACTGATGTAGCAGGGACTGAAGTAACAATAAATGTCGCAGATTTACCGACTTGTGACGCGACAAACAAAGAAGGTGGTTGGATATTCTTCAAATTTGCCGGTGATGTAACCTTAGAAGCGGCACACGAGTATCAAGTTCAAGCAAAAACTTCTTCAAGTTCTCAGGTTAATTTATTTTCATCATCTGGTACTTTATGGTCTGCTTGTTTAAGACAAACAGATGACCAAGCCCCTGGCGCTGGAGATACTATTATTGTAGCAGGAGAACACACAGGAGCAGGAACTGGGAATGACATAGTAGTAACAATGAATAATATAGACACGACAGATTATGGTAACGCTTCCACGACCTTAGACAGTTTATCTGTTTCTAAACGAGGGACTCTAACTTGGGGTGTAACAGCCAGTACAAATTATAATTTAAGATTAAGTGGACTTTTAATAGTTTATAATGGTGGTGCTTATAATCAAGGAACTGTGGCAGTGCCAATGCCCTCAACCTGTACAGCAAAATTAGAATTTGATTGTGCGTCAGACGGAAACTTTGGATTGATATGTAGAAATGGAAGCACGGTAGTTATGCAAGGTAATCCGTTGAGTTATGACCGAGCATTATTAAGTGCCGATGCCGCAGCAAACGCCACAAGTTTGACAACAGATGTTTCAACTGGCTGGTTGGATAATGATTTAATTGCTATAGCTTCAACTTCAAGGGCTTGTGGTGAATGTGAAAAGGGGTCATTAAATGGTGCGGCTTCGGGAACGACTTTGACAGTTGATGGATTTGCTGGTGCTGGAGGTGGATTGGCTTACGCTCATAGTGGAACTACAAAAACTAAAGCTGAAATTATAAATTTAACAAGAAATACAAAAGTTACCAATGTTACCACGACAGCAGTTGCTTATGTTTATTTAGCACCGACTGCAAGTATAAATTTTGATTGGACTGAGATAAGTTATATTGGAGTTGCTTCTGGTATTAAACACGGTATATATATTGATACTACTACTGGCTCTTGTGATATACAAAATTGTTCAATACACGATTCGGAAGCATATTTATTTAATTTACCACTTTCAACTAACAACAATATAGTAATTTCTAATAATGTAACTTTTAAACA